TCGAAAACACAACGCGCGATTTCATTGCTCATGGTCTGTTGACTGAAGCTGCTGACGTCCAGGGAACTGGCGATGCTGCTTATCCAACAACCCATGGCCGCGTTCTCGGTACCGGATACGGTGCTCCTAATGGATACCTCAATGGTAAGGCTGGATATGCTAACGCTGACAATTATGGCGACTTCATGATCCCCAACATGGTCATGCCTTTGCTCCGCCGTGTCTTCCCTGACCTAATCGCTCACGAACTCGTCGGCGTTCAGGCACTCAACGGACCTGTCGGATTCGCAATGGCTCTCCGTGCTAAGTACAACTACAACGGCATCGTTGGCGATGGCGGACTTGCTGAATGGCGTGAAATCGGCGGCTGGATGCCACCTGACACTCGCTATACCGGTTGGGATGCTGCTGCTCGCGGCGAACTCACTTCTGATCCTCTAACAGGTGGTCACGGTCCTGAAGTTCCCGGTGGTGCAAACTCCCTTCCTCACAATCGTCCTCCTGCTCCCGGTGGTGCTGAAGGCCACGCTGGAATTGGAGCTGCTGAAGCCCATCCTCTAACAGGAACAGTTGATCCAAAGCTTCAAGGCGAAGTCACACCTTTCGGACCATATGCTGGCGAAGGCAAAGAATACACAGATCCATATGCTCAAAAACCAGAAGCATCTCCTATCACCAAGGAATCACTCTGGGAAGCTTATGCTGGCAAGGGTCAGTACACGAACAATGGCCGTTATCAAGGCTTTGGCGCTGATGTCATTCCTCAGACTGAATATGCTTCTCTCCAGGATGGCACCTATCCAACAGTCGGATTCGACTTCATCAAGCAGACAGTCGAGGCTAAGACCCGTAAACTCGGTGCTCAGTGGTCTCCTGAACTCGCTGAAGACATCCAGGCAATGCACGGTATCGACGTTGAAGCAGAGATGGTCAACATCCTCTCCTACGAAGTCGGTGCTGAAATCGACCGTCAGATTCTAACTGCAATGGTCCGCGCTGCAATCACCGGTGGTTCAGTCTCTGTTTGGAATCCTGCTTTTGCTGATGGTTTGGATCAAATGGGCCGTCTCGCAACTCTTCTCACGAAGATCACTGTCGAGGCTCAGCAGATCTCCTTCCGTACTCGCCGTGGAAACGCGAACTTCGTTGTCACTTCACCTCGCGTAACTGGTCTCCTCCAGCAAATGACAATGAATAAGTTCGTCAACATCACTGGCAATGGTTCAATTCCTTCCGTTCCTCAGAGCGGCGTTGGCTCACTCCAAAAGCAAGGTCTCATCAACGATGGTGCTCAATTGCTCGTCCGCGATGCCTATGCTCAAGGTGACTACGTATTAATGGGTTACAAAGGAAGTCACCCAGGGGACAGTGGATTAATCTATTGTCCATACATCCCACTTCAGCTCAGCAAGGCTATGCGTCCTGACACCTTTACTCCAGTCATTGGTGCCCGCACACGTTATGGCCTCATGGACAATCCATGGGATGCACGTCTGTTCTACCACTTCATCAAGATCGCAGGTCTCAACGCCTCCGATACTTATACGTGGAACACAGCTCGTACCTTCATCGGTTAATTCTGATAAGATACAAACAAGCTCAAATTCAAGCACTTCGAAAGAGGTGCTTGAATTTTTTTGAGTATCATATATTTGTTTCTGTTTGATTTGCGGTCAATAGAAATAACTAGCGCCTGAAATATGGCGCTAGTTTAGTATAATATCATTGTAAATAATTGTAAATTGACCGCAATCAATATGATAGATATAAATGAAGAATACGAGAAAGAGATCAAATCTCTTATAGAAAAATTTGGACCTCATTGGCGAAGGTCGCTTGAATCAAAAGGTAAAGATTCTCGTCACAAATCAAACGAACATTTGCTTAACTACGTTTTAGAAAGAACGCATTTTTTAGATAGCATTCAAACTGATCTTAAAACAAGAGTAGTTTGTTGTCTTAGACATGTTACAGAAGTTCCGCGTTGCCAAAATCCTAAATGTGGAAAACCTCTTTCAAAATATTTCATTGACAATGTAGTTGAAGAACATCCACGAGAAACAATGTTTTGTTCTCATAAGTGTATCTATGAAGCTCGTGAAAGTCCCGATGCCTTTATCTACTTTGACAAACAATATCCAACTAAAGAAGAAAAGATCGAATTTCTAAGAAAATTAGTTACTGAAAAGCCAAGATCTTTTCAACGGATTCTTCAAGGCTGCAATTATAAAGAAGTAGCCAATTGGATATACAACGCCGTTCCAAAGCTTCAAGACAAAATCTACAATGTTTCAACGAGACTTTATTGGATATTGAATGGTCTTAAAGATTTTCCAACTTGCGCCTGCAAAGGCTGTAATAAAAAAATAGGGATTAGAAAAAACATTGAGATAAATCGAGGATATGCTAAAAACTGTTCAGCTAAATGCGCAGCTAACAATCCGGAAACACAAGCCCATTTTAGAGAAACGTCTAATAGAATCTATCATAAAGACAATCCATGGCAAGCTGAATCTGTAAAGTCAAAAATCAAAGAAACACGCAAGAAAAAAACTGGTTATGAAAGTTTTTTCCAAACGCCTGAATGTAGAGAACTTTCTAAAAAAGCACTTCATGAGAAAAAAGAAAAAGCTGATATAGAAAGAAAAAATAAGAAAGAAAAGTTAGAACGGATAAAGAAAGAGCAGTTGATTGGTTCTTCTATAGCAGAAGATCAGATTTTCGAATGGCTTAAGTATGTCTTCAAAGAAGATGTTGTTCAGCATTATAAGTCTGACAAATATCCGTATAGTTGTGACTTCTATATAAAACCATTAGATTTATACGTTGAGTATAATGGTTTGTGGACACACGGTGGACATCCATACGATTCTTCAAGTAAAGAAGATGCTAAGATATTAGACTTCATGCGTTCTAAAAAGTCACAGTATTATAAAAATGCTATTTATGTATGGACAAATCTCGACGTAAAGAAAAGAAAGACAGCAAAAGAAAACCATTTGAATTTTATTGAATGGTGGAACATGAATGAAGCCGCATTGTGGATAGTTAACAATTCTAACGTCCATGTTCCATTTGAGTTGTTAATGAAATATAAGTTTAAAGCATCTATTTTCAATCTGTATTTAGTAAAAGAAAGCCAAAAAGAAGAGTCTGAAAAGAAAAAAGAAATTTCTGAAGCATATTCTTTGTTTCTAAAATTAGATTTTCCATTCCCTTCTTCAACTTCAAAAGAAATCAGCAATGAAGTAGAAAAACTTAAATCATCAACTCAATATAGTGACAAGCTTTATTCTCCAATAATACGCCAATATTGTCCTACTATATGGAAATGCCAATCGCATGGAACTATGTCTCCATACGATTACTGGAACTATCTAAAAAGCGATTTTGACGCATTTAAGCGACTTTATGACAATCGCATGAAGTACAAGGGAAAAATTACTCCAGATATTCTCCGCGAAGGGATGAACATAGCAAAACTAGCAGGAAAAGTAACTTATCTCAAGCCAATGCTCGCGAAGCGCTTAATCAAGACCTATCTACCAAATGCTACTGAAATCTTCAATCCATTCAATGGTTTCTCAGGAATCATGCTTGGAGCCACACTTGGATGCAATAAGCACTATGTCGGACAAGATCTAAACTCTGACTTCGTTGCTGAAGCAAACAATATGATAAGCGATTTTTCACTCGATGCTGAAGTAAAAGTCCAAGATATCTTTATGGATCAAGAGAAAGAATATGAGTCTCTTTTCTGTTGCCCACCATATGAAGATCTCGAGCAATGGAACTACGATTCAGAAGGAAAGTGCGTTGACAAGAATCTTACTTGCGACGAATGGATAGATGTAGTTCTTAGTAAGTACAAGTGCAAGCAGTATCTTTTTGTAGTCGATAAGACAGAGAAGTACAAAGACAAGATAGTTGAAGTCTTAGGCAACGCGTCTCACCTGAACGAGAACTGCGAGTTAGTTCTTAGATTCTAGCTTCAAGCTCTTTCTTTACCCATTCTACTGCTTCTTCTATAATAAGATCGTTTTCTCTTCTTGAAAGCGACCTTATTTTTTCATCGCTTGTATGTTCTCTTATGCAGATATTTTCTTCTGTCAAGTCCGTGAAGTTGCTTTTTCCAAATATCTTCTTTTCAAGAATCTTTTTCCAGTCGCTACTTAGAAGATAAGTGTGCTTGCAGATTATGGATCTTGTTCTATCAACTGTTTCTATCTTTGACTTCTTTAAGAACCAATCGTCGAATATCTCTTGGAGTACGGATTCTATCTTATCGATCCCAATGTCTATATCTTGTTCTAAAAGCTCGATGTTCGTTCGTCTTTCAATTCCGGAATCAGCAACGATGAACGAAATGTTCTTATATTCAGGATGCGTTAGAACGTGCTTAGAATGAATTCTAGCAATGGTTTTTGCTAAATAGTTCAGAAAGAGAGTCTTTAGGCTTTTCTTTGAGAAGCGCTTAGTTAAGACAAACTTATCTTTCTTCTGAACGAACGAATCTTGGAAATCGTCTATGAATTGCTTTATAGTTAAGTCCATCAAAAAAGGATACTCGATAAAGTATCCTTTTGGCGTGAAATCTGAGATTATGCTTTGGTTAGACTTCAAACTTTGGTCCTGAATCTTTCTTTTCTTCTTCGACCTTTGGCTTATCTGGAACATCAGCCATGTTGAGATTCTTGTTTAGCGTCTCGATGAAGTTAGACATGAAAGCAAATGAATGCATCATCGTAGTGAAATTCAATTGGTCTTCAGTCATTTCTTCTCCAGGATATACTTCTGAAAGAAGAATCTCGACAAGATCCATCTCGATGCTTTTCCATTGCTCAACGGTCATGTCTTTGAGGTTGAGATCCTTTTCTTTAAGATATCCATATACTAATGCTGATGGCGTTGGATGTGCCAATGCTGCCTTGACTTTGTCTAATGCTTCTGCTCGCTGTTGTTTTCTTTTGTTGTGGTTCATATTGTCTTCTTTAATATAGTATCCCATGCGACATATTATACCAAAACGTCTGCCATCGTCTTAAGTGTAAATACTCGCATGAAAAGTTTCTGGGATTATTGGCAAGAATATAAGATAAATGAAGATGCAGTCATGGCCGCTGGAAGTGTTGGAGCAGAAGCAGGAGCGGGTGAAGTAACAAGTCCAAACTCACCTGCAGCTACACCTGCTAATCTCGATATCTCACCACCTAAAGCGTCGAATGCTATGACAGACAATTCTGTTCTTGGAAAGTCGGATGACTGTGATAAAGACAACTGTGGCGGATTTTTTGGACGAAACGATTTCCGCATTCCATACAATGCCTTAAGTGGAAATGTAGAAATTCCTAAAGAAACAAAGCCTAAAGTTCTAAAAAGAATTTAGTATAATATCAATGTATTATAGGTTATAATATGGCGTTTTTTGGATTATTTGGAAGTAATAGAAATAGAAAATCTCATTCACAAGCTGATACAAATCAGGAAATAGATAAGATTATTGGAAACAATGGATTCAACAAAGGTCCATCATTGAATCCAGAATTCAACACGTTTAAGTCTCTTACTCGTGGTATAGAAGAGATAATATCTAACAGATCTATCGTATCGCAGGTTCTAAACAAAGCACAGGCAACCGGAAACTTCTTTACTGCTATCAATTCGTTAGATGTTCTTCCAGTAATAACGAATAAGTTTCAGAGACTTCAGCAATGGCGCAACGCGTCTGCTTTTCCAGAAGTAAATTTCTGCTTGAAAGAAATTGCTGACGATTTCGTCCATTACGATGAATCTGGAAACTTCATCAAGCTTGTTCTAAATCAGAACAAAGAGTCTCTCAATGTAGACAGACGTGAGATTCTTCAACATGAGTTTGAGAAGTACATATCTCTATTCAATTTTAGAAAGAACTATTTCAATCTTGTTAGAAGATTCTTAATTGAAGGTGAGCTTGCTTGGGAGAACGTAATCAATCCAGATAAGCCTGAACTTGGAATACAGGGTGTCAAATTCATTCCAGCAGAATACTATGAATCGCTTGTAGACACAAAGACCGGCGATAAAGTTGGAATCTTCATCGATGCGAAGAAACTTAAGCAAGACATAAGTACTGTTGTTTCTTCAAGCTATTATAATTCTTATAAAGCATTCAACGCGATATATGGAACTACAGTCAATGCTTATTCTGACAGTACTTGCATTCCATTCTTATGGCCTCAAGTTACTTATATCTCGTCTCCTGAGACAACACCTGACGGATTAGTTCCACTTTCTCTTCTTGAACAGTGCAAGCAAGCGTATTACCAGTTAGCCTTGATGCAAGATGCTGCTGTAATAATGCGTATTACTCGTGCTCCAGAAAAACTTCTCTTCAATATAGATATCTCAAACATGCCAATGAAGACGGCAGGAGACTATCTTAGAAGATTTGCTAGAGAGCTTTTTACTAAAAAGATAGTAGCAAATCCGAACGATCTAGCAAAAGGAAATCCCGATGGGTCTCCAAACATAACTTCCGTATACCATCCATCTTCTATGAACACAGCGTGGGTGTTTGGAAGAACAGCTGGTTCTGAAGGTACAAGTGTTGAGACTGTTGGAAGTACTGCTAACTTCGAACAGATGGAAGACATCGATTATTTCTTACGTAGACTGTTGAAGCAGGCGTCTGTTCCGTACTCTCGCTATAAGACACCAGAAAACACGATTGAAAAGAACGATTCTATAACTTATGAGGAATATTCTTTCTCACGTCAGGAGATACGTTTCCAAGGTGTGTTCGCTGATGGCTTCGAAAAGGGATTCATAACTCACCTGAAACTTCGTAGTCTTTGGGAAAAGTATGGACTTAAAGAAAGCGATATACACGTTGAGTTCGTTTCTCCAATCTTATACGATCTATATCAGAACCAAAAACTGCTTGAAGCAAAGATGGCTGCTTATGCTACTGTTGCTGATAGAGACGAATTTTCTAAGATATATGCTATGAAGACTATTCTAGGCATGTCTGATGAAGATGTTCAGAAGAATTACGATTGGCTTGTATATGAGGGAATGTTGACTAAGAAAGTCGAGTGGGCGCAAGATCAGCTTGGAGAAAAAGGACCTAAGGATAAGAAACTTCCAATTCCACTAGCCGGTGATCCTGACGAAGAAAACGATGATAGCGAAAACGGAGAGTCTGAAGAAGGAACTGAAGGTGGTGAAGAAATACCAAATGGTTCAGAAGAAGAACCGGCCGAAGAAGAACCATCTGAAGAAGAACCATCTCCTGAAGAAGAACCCGGAGAAGAATCGTAATGGTAGACTTAAATCCATTAAGAATCGAAGATTTTCCAGAAGTAACGAGTTTACTGTCTACAGATCAAGTAGTTCTGTTTACTAACAATTCAGGAAATCTTATGCCATATTTTGTAGAACTATCAGCGTTTAGCGAATATATCTTAAGCGCAGGAGAGCTTGCGGCACTTGAGAATAAAGTAGAAGAATTGGAAAAGAAATATTTAGAAGTCGAAAGACAATTCAACAACACTTACGTGACTCCAGCTCAAGTCAAAGCAGAATATTGCACTATAGATTCTTATAATGACATCAAAGCCGATATAGAAACTATAGAAGCATTTAAGAACGGACTAAGTAGTAAAGCATCTGGCGAATACGCTGAAGCTTCGTTTAGCAACATCAAGAGAAAAGCACAAGACATGAAGCGCTTTGTTGGATCGTATAGTTGGGAGACAACGGATGGAACAGGAAAGGGTTATAAGTGGATAGCTGTAGCAACGGCTAAGAAGGGAACGTTTGCTAAAGAAGAATGAAATTGACTGACTACATCTTAATTTCCAGAAATGGAAATCTATTCAAAGCACAAATTACTGCTCTATCTTCTGTGGTGTGCTTCAAAAGTACTAGGGATACTATAAGTTCGTTCGCAGAAGAAACAGACTTATATATAGACAACATTGTTAACACCTATTCTGACACGCACTATTCTAAGACTGAAATGAAATCTGGTTTTAGCACGAAAGAATCTGTGAATTCTCTTACTGCTAATCAAGCATATGCTCTTACATCTACAGCGACTAACGTTCTAAAATCTCTTTCTTCAGAAAAAGAAATAGACGTATGGAGAGACGGACAGATACACGAATGCGCTAAACTATTCAAAGAAGAAATGGAAGCTATGGGTGAAGTAATGAATGCAGATGCTAAGAAGCACTATCCTTCAGAATATGCTATTCCTCCAAAGGTAAGCCAACTAGAAAGTGGAACGAAGAACGGATAATGATTATTACAGACATTCAAAATCTAACGCAGACTAATTCGACATTGACTGGCGATTTCGTCCATATTTTTAGAAACAACGAATATGGGTTTCTTCTATCGTATAAGTCTAATGAAAGTAGATTTACTACATTGTTTGATTCTACTGCTTTGGCTTCAGCGCTTGAAGAAAGAATCAACGTGATAAAGAGCAAAATGGATTCTTTATCTGCAAAGTTCATTACTAAAGAGGTAACGGACGAAACCTATATTTCTAAAGAAAAGATAGAATTAGATAAGCCTGGATTCTTGACGCAAGACAAGATGGAAAGCATTGTTTCTAAGTATCCAACTAAAGATACTTTGAAGAACTACGAAGCACAGTCTCGTCAAGAAGCCAATAGATTGGCCGACGAGACCACTGACTTTGCTGCTGCTGCAATGGTTGGAATCAATCAGATGGGTGGCGGAGGTGAAGTACCTCCTTCAGAAGGTGGCGAAGAAGGCACTGGCGGTTAATCGTGTAGTCAATTAGTCGATCTATTGTGTAAATAGATTATGATATGAAACTAATTGTAGAAAACGATTTACGCAAGATGGAGCTTATTAAAGAAGCATATGATCCATCTAAACCACAGACTATAAAGCTCCGTGGTGTCTTTATGCAAGCAGAAACGCAGAATGCGAATTCTCGCAAGTATCATCTTGAAGAGCTTGAAAAAGAAGTAGAGAAGTTCAAGAAAGAAAAGATCGATACGGGCACGGCTCTTTCAGAACTTGAGCATCCAGAAGAAATCTCAATCAATCCCGACCGCGTCTGTGCGCGCATTCTTGACCTTGAGCAAGATGGCAACAATTTCATTGGCGAGGCAGTCGTTCTTGCATCCGATGAAAAGTTTGGAATCAAGGGTACCGTCAAGGGAGATCTTCTTGCTGGTCTTCTGAACTATGGCACGTCTGTTGGATTTTCTTCCCGTGGTGTTGGAGAAGTTTCTGAAGACGGTTGGGTAACAGACTTTCAGCTTATCACAATTGATACTGTACTTGCTCCAAGTATTGGTATTATGTCTCAATCTAACGCAAATCGCTTTGTTAATGGCATTCTTGAAAGTAAGGAGTTCATCGTCAATACGCACGGTGAAATCTTAGAAAAGAACTTCGAATCGTTTGAGAAGAAGTTAAAGAAACTTCCAAGAAAGCAGTCAGCAAAAGAAGAACGTCTTGCAGAAGCAGTCCATGATTTTTTCAAGTCTTTAATCTAACTTTATATCTATGAATCCAATAAAGCAATATCTTATAGAATCTCTTCGCGCATACAACCGCGTTACTTCAGGTTCTCTTGTTACTGAAGCTGATGCTTCAAAGAAACGCGATCTAATATTTCAGTTTCTTAAAAGAAAACTTGACATAGCAATCGGTGAAAAAGCAGTAGCACCAAGAAAAGTCAATGGACAGCAAGTAATGACTTACTGGGGTATGGACTATGCTGAAAAAAGAGACATAATGCTTATTGGATTCAACTTCGATAAGAATGGTGGTCTCTATTCAGTCGATTTCTATCAGCCAAAAGATATGAAAGCAATTGTTCCTGGATTGAAGTCAAAATCAATTCTTTCTATCTTTGCAAACGGAAATTCTTCAGTTTCTTTGCTTCCAGTAGTAATTGAGGTATGCAAGACAAGAAAGTTCGATTTGACCGATGAAAAAGCTAAAGCGCTTACAATCGATGAGATAAATGGCAATGCTGAGGTAGAAAAAGAATCTGAACAGTTAGATGAAACTCCTCGCCGTTCGAAAGAACTTCGTGACTTGATGCATAAGACATATAAAGCAAAACAAGATGCTCTTGCAAAATATAAGTCAAGTGGAACGGTTGAAGACAAGATTGCTTGGAAGAAAGCGGTCGACGATTGGAAGAAGATCTATTGGGCAGCAGAACAAGGAGCTAAGACAATAGAAGATTTGCATTTCGAAGTCAAGAAAAACGTTGAGGTAGAAACAGTTGCTTCTCCAGAATTGGAAAAGGCAGAAAAACAAGTTCAAGAAAAACTCGACGAATATGTCCAACAGACTGAAGATAAAGCTGATGATAAAGCAAAAGAAGAAGATCCAAAAGAAACCCCGGCTCCTTCAGAAAAAGAAGCTAAGAAATCTTTGAAAGACTTAATGGACAACGATGAATTCAAGATTCCTGAAGGAATGACAGAATTCGAGTACAATCCAGAAAATAAGTTCCGTGCTATGTGTGGATTCATAGCGGGCGTTGCTAAAGGTTTCTATTCTCTATGCATTCTTTGCGGTGCTCCAGGCGTTGGAAAGACTTATAGAATTAGAAAGAAACTAAAGGAACTTGGCTACGAAGAAGGAAAGAACTATACGCATTTGAAGGGCAAAGTTGGTCCAAAAGCTTTGTATGCTGCTATGTTCAAGTATAGAGAGCAGGGGCAGATCGTATTCTTAGACGATGTTGATACTATTCTTGCTTCTGCTGACGGAAAGAACATCTTGAAGGCTGCTTGCGATACTACTGTAGACGATGATGAGGATGAAGGAATCGAATATCGCGGGCATAAGATCTCATATGCTACAGGACAGCACATCAAAGACATAGATGGAAACGATATTCCAAATGAGTTCTACTACAAAGGTGGAATCATAGTAGCGACTAACAAATCGCCTGGACAGTTGGAATCTGCTATCAAAGACCGCGCGAAGATCATGGTGATGAACTTCGACCCAGAGCAGATCTTCATGATTATCTACAACATTCTTGGAGATCTCCAGAATGCTACTAAGACTTTGACAGATGATGCAAAAAGAAAGGCATTTTCTATCTTGCGCGCTATCTATAAGGAAGGCAAGATGAAAGACATGAAACTCTCTTGCCGTTCTTTGATTGGTGCTGCTGAGACAGTAATGACGTTCGATGGCGTAGATGATGATGCTCTTGTTCTTTCGGCCGTCAAAGACTATTTAGTCTCGCTATCTGCTAAAGGCGGAAGGATGTTCTAAGATGGAAATTTCTCAAACTCAACAAACTAAATTCGACCAATTAGTCCAAAAACTTATCGAAGACGATCTCTGCATGGTCGCTATAAATTTTCATAGAAGCTATCCAAACATTCTATTCAACGTTCAGCAAAAGTCAGGGCAATATCTGACTTTTCTAATCGAGCCTACTTTCAAACAGGTATATTGCTTTGAGCCGAGAAATGTTCCAACTAAAAACATTTCTGAAACAAGAAGAGGAAGAAAGCACGTCAAAATAGATGATAGTGTTGTCGAATTGCTAAAGAATTGTAGTTTGTT